CGTCTGGTCTGATCTCGACAGCTATCTGACTTTGCAGTGGGAGCGCGAGGATGGTCGCCAGCTTGATATCAAAGCCACGGCGATTGACAGTGGTGGTCATCACACGCAGAGCGTTTACAAGTTTTGCAAGCCGCGAATAGGTCGTCGCATTTTTGCTATCAAAGGTGTAGGTGGTGAAGGCAAACCAATGGTCGGCAAGCCATCCACTAACAATAACTTGAAATGTAAACTCTTCTCCATCGGTGTAGATACGATTAAAGAAGTTGTTTATTCGCGCCTAAAAATAAAAGATGAGGGTGCTGGATTTTGTCATTTTCCGGCTGACTATTCTGATGAATATTTCAAACAACTTACGGCTGAGAAAGTCGTAAAAAAATATGTTCGCGGTTTTCATCGGCGCGAATGGATTAAAGTCAGGCCACGCAATGAAGCATTGGACTGTCGCGTCTATGCGATAGCGGCGTTGTCAATAGTGAATGTGAATGTTAATGTGATAGCACAGAAGTCGTCTGCGGCTCCTGTTCGTGACGCGGATAAGGCCAAGCGACCCAAAAGGCGACAGGCTACACCGCGCAGACAAAGCGGTTTTGTTCAAGGGTGGCGATGAGGAGTGTGATTTTTGGCAAATCTTTTCGATAGCGATAACGCACCAGTCGGCGTCCCGGACGAAGTTTTCATTGGCGACTTTATTCAGTTTAAAATAACAGAGTTTTCTACCGACTACGCAAACTCCGCACACACAATGAAGTTGGTGGCTCGTATAAGCACCGGGGCGAACACGGAAATTAGTCTTACCGCAAGCGCGTCTGACGATGATTATTTGTTTACTGTTGCATCGTCAGCAAGCGCGAGTTTTACGGCTGGCGATTATCACTATCAGCTAGAGATCACAAGAGACAGTGACAGCAATCGGATTATTGTTGATCGTGGGCAACTCAAAGTCTCTACGGACTATGACGATAATGTTGATCCGCGCGCTCATGCTGAAATCATGCTTGGAAAAATTGAAACAATTTTGGAGGGCAAAGCCGACAGTGATGTTAGCAGCTACTCCATCAACGGGCGATCACTGAATAAATTCACACCATCCGAATTGTTAGAGTGGCGCGACTATTATCGGCGTGAAGTAAACGAGATAAAAAGACAAGAACGGATCACGCATGGTCGCAAAACAAAGTCCACTATTTTGGGAAGGTTTTAGATCATGGGCATGTTTGATTTTTTAAGCCGGACTGAAAAGCCAAAGCAAAAAAAGTTTAAAAACCTTTTTCGTAATTATGCGGGTGCGAATGGTGGCAGACTTTTTGGCGACTTTATCGCGTCCAGTTTTTCCGCAGACAGTGAACTAAAAACATCGCTGCCAGTTCTAAGAAACCGGAGCCGTGATCTGGCGCGCAACAACGAATATGCCAAAAGATATTTGAACCTGATAAAAACCAATGTAGTCGGTGAGCGTGGGTTTTCCGTTCAGGTTCGCGCGCGAAACGATGATCGTTCATTGGATGCGGCTGGAAATGCAATTATTGAAAACGCTTTTGCAAGCTGGGGGCGTATGGGCAACGCAGATGTCACCGGGCGACTAAGCTGGCTTGATTGCCAGCGCGTTGCGGCAGAGACATTAGCGCGCGATGGCGAAGTGTTTATCAAAAAAATTCGCAACCGGAAATATGCAGACAACTTTACTTTGCAGTTCATCGAAGCTGACTTGGTGGACGATCAGGAAAATGGTCGCAATGAAAACAACGGCAACGAAATACGCATGGGCGTTGAGTTGGATGAGTTCCATCGGCCTGTCGCTTATCATGTTTTGACTAGCCACCCAAATGACAGCTTTTTTAAATCGCCTAAAAAACGTGAGCATGTTCGCGTCCCGGCAGACGAAATGATCCATCTGTTCATGCCAGCAAGAACGCACCAGACCCGTGGCGAACCGTTTATGGCTCCGGCGATTGCGTCGATCAAGATGTTGCACGGATACCGCGAAGCTGAATTGGTAGCAGCGCGCGCGGCTGCATCAAAGTTTGCAGTGCTTACATCGCCAAGCGGTGAGGATTTTGTGGGCGATGACGAGACTGAGGAAGATCGTCCGCTTATCGACTTTGAGCCAGCCAGCATTTTTCAACTGCCTGAAGGTCAGGACTTGAAGTTGATCGACCCGACCCATCCGACATCGGCCTTTGATGATTTTGAGAAAGCTGTCTTGCGTGGAATATCGTCTGGCTTGAATGTTAGTTATACTAGCCTATCAAATGATCTGACTGGCGTTTCATATTCTTCCATCCGGCAAGGCACGATTGAGGAGCGCGATCACTATAAGACTTTGCAATCGTTTTTCATTCAGCACTTTTGTGAGCCAGTGTTTCGTGCATGGCTAGAGAGCGCGATGACTGCTGGCAACATTCCGTTGCCAATGGCAAAGTTCGACAAGTTTTCGGACAATGTATTTTTCCGTGGTCGCGGGTTTGCATGGGTCGATCCGCAACGGGAAATAAACGCAAACATCACCGCACTGCAAAATGGCATTGTGAGCCTGTCGGATATTGCGGCAAACTATGGACGCGATGTGGAAGATGTATTTTCTCAAATTCAATCG